ACCTCGCCCACGCCAGCGGCGACGCCATCAACGCCGTGCTCGCCGCCGCCGGCTACAACTTCCGACGACTCCTCGCGTGGTTGAGGCTTTTCTTGCTTAGAATCCTGATCGCGCTCGGCCTAGCCGCCCAGCTCAAATTGCCCTGAAACCGAGTTCTTCACAGACGACTCATTAGCCCCTGGTCATCTAAGCATTACGGGTAACGAGGGTCATTACCCCCCGGGTCATCTAACGTACAGGTAGCGGAGGCCCCTCTATTTGATTGCTTCGCTTCAATCACACATCGATCTTTTCCTGGAGAACGGGGGGTGTTTTTGACGTCTTGCGGGCCCAGTTTTTCCCATCGATTTTCCGACCCCCAGTTTTTTGACCCTCGGAATCAGGACCTCAGTGTAGAATTTTTTCATGGCGCAGCGTCGTGCGTTGCGCGCTTGGTGACTTGCAAACCGCCTATTTGCGTGCGCGGGGCTTGTCACCACTCGGCGCCGCCGAAGGCGCGGGTAGACCAAGGCCAGTCAGGAACATCTCAAAATCGGTCACGCCGATGGCAAGCTGTCGGCCTATCGGGTCAGGCCCCCTCGATTGCGCCCGCAATCGCTGATACTTGCGCCAAAGGGCCCGTTGGCGCGCAATTCGCGTAGCATGGCCCGATGGCCGTTGCGAAGATTGTCGCTCGTAATGCGGGAAAACCTTAGCATCGGCGATTCTTCGGACCGCCTCCCGCTCACCTAGGCCCCGCTTCACCAGCCCGCACACCCCGAGAAGAAAATTGGACTCATCCTTCGGGGTCCAAACTTTTGCATTTGGGCGTGACCGCAGGCGGTGAACTAGTCTTCCAACATTGTGATGAAGTCTTGCTAATTTCATGAACGCCTTGGGCCAGACCTGTTTGTCATTCGGATCACATCCCAATGCACGAAGGAGTTGAATTATCTGGGCTCGCCAGTGCTCATTGTACACGTCCGCTATCGCGGCATCGCTCGCGGGTCCGTTGTTTGCCCTTGCTGCATCGGCCAGGAGCTTTCCTGTTTCATAGGGTTCGAAAAATGGAAGCTGTTTGCGCTCAGCCTCGAGAATATCCTCTGCTGGCAGCTCGAATAACCTGCTCCGCTTGTCGGCGCGCTTTCTTTTCGATCGCATGCTTGCCTACCTCATCGAGAACGCCCCGCGTCCTTATGGTGACAAGGCACCGGCCATCACAAGGCCAGTTTGAAAGTCACCAGCGATCTTTTCCAGATTGGATCGGTCGCATCCTGTCGGATGCGCAGATTTTTCCCCGGATACCCCTTGATTCGCAATGCCCCAGTCCGTCTCCGCCCCGAATACTCGCCAGGGATCAACACCTCCGCTCGACCCGACTGTGATCAAGCTGATCGATGCGGATGGTCCTCGCCTTGGCCGCAATCGGGAATGCTGGGATACCTCACGCCGGATCATTCGCAAACTACGGGGTGAGCGCTATTGCAATCCGAGCAATGAATGGCTGGCAAAATTCATTCAGGAGCAACTGTTCACTTTCGACTACCAGGAGACCGCCGCCTGGTACGCCGAGACGGCGCGAAAACTCTCCCCCTTGAACGGCGAACTTGCGCTGCTCGGCTGCAACGACCGCTATTTCCTGCTGACCGTCTTGCTCGGGCGTCAGGACGCAGAACACCCTTGGCTGTTCGATCGCTGCCGCGAGGTCGAGCGCGATCCCGACGGTTACATTGATCTATGGGCCCGCTTCCACTACAAGTCGACGATCATCACGTTCGCCGGCGCAATCCAGGAGGTGATGTGCGATCCCGAGATCACGATCGCAATATTCTCGGTCATCAAGCCGATCGCAGCAGCCTTCCTCAATCAGATCAAAGAGGAATTCGAGCGGAACGAAAAGCTAAAGCAGGTCTACCCTGATGTGCTTTATGCTTTTCCTCGCCAGAACAGCAGCGACGGCCGCCCGGCAAAATGGGGCGTCGCGCGCGGCATCACAGTCAAGCGCAAGTCTAATCCGAAGGAGGCCACGATCGAGGCGCACGGCCTGATCGACGGCCAGCCCACCTCGCGGCACTTTCGCCTGCACATCTATGACGACGTGGTGACGCAGGACTATCTCTCGGACGACCAGATCCGGAAAACTACTGAAAGATGGGAGCTTGCAGACAACCTTGGCTAGCACCTTGGCGTGCGCAAATGGATGGCGGCAACCCGCTACCACTTCGCCGATACCTGCGGGGTGGTGATCAACCGCAAAAGCATGAAGGCGCGGATTTATCCCGCCACCGACGACGGCACGCTCACGGGCAAGCCGGTGTTTTTGCCGCAAGAGAGGTGGAATCAGTTGAAGAACGACCAGAGGTCGACTGTTAGCGCACAGCTGCTCCTCAATCCGATCGCCTGCGACGAGGCGACATTCTCCTCGCTGTGGCTCACGCCTTACGATGTGATCCCTGCGGTGATGAACGTCTATGTGCTCGTCGATCCCTCGATGGGGGTAACTGAGCGCTCGGACCGCACTGCAATTGCCGTCATCGGCATCGACCAGGGCTCAAACAAGTATCTGCTCGATGGCGTGCGCCACCGCATGACGCTCTCGGAGCGGTGGGACTACATCAAGCAGCTCAAGCGCAAATGGGAGCGCCACCCCAGCGTAAAAGGAGTCAAGATCGGGTACAAACGCTACGGCATGCAGGTCGATCTAGAAGTCATGCAGGACATGATGACACGGGAGAACAATTGGTTCCCAATAGAGGAACTCAAGACAAAACAAAGAGGCCAGCATGCCAAACCCGACCGCATCCGACGGCTCGAGCCGGACATCCGGGAGCGCAGGTTCCTCTTTCCCTGCGTGGCTTATAACGGGGATTTTGGGGCCCCTGGGCATCGGATCTGCTATTGGTCGATATGGACCGAGAAGGAGAAGCAAGCGTTAACCGAAAGGATCAAGGCGGCCGAAGAGGCCGGCGACGACGATCTCGCCGAATCCCTCAAGCCCGCGTTGGCCTACAATATCGGGCAAATCACCTTTCGCCCGATGCGCGGGCTAACTCGGCGGCAAAGAGATTGCGAGGGGACGGGACAGAACTACCGCATTGTGACGGCCCTGCAACGCCGCGACGAGCAGGGCAATATTTACGACCTCACGTGCGTCTTCTTCGATGAGTTGCTGCGGCATCCATTTGCGCTACACGACGACCTGATCGACGCAGCCTCACGCATCTACGATATTGATCCTCAGGCCGCCGATGTTCATGAGGCGCAAAGCACCAAGCCGCTGGAGGTCGACTATACCGATATTGCGGAGGGAGATGTTTTGCTCTGATCCGCCACACGATCATGACGACGGGGTGCAATCGAACATCGGGGAGCTTTCCTGCGGTCGTGATCCGCAATCAGTATCCAACTTTGATTGGTCAGACGCGCTTGGCGGGTTGGAACACAGCGAGGATTTCACGGCTGATCGTCATCGGAGAGCGGCCGAGCGATGGCCGAAAGCCCAGGTCTCGATCTATCCAGCTTGGATGCGCCAGCCTTTCCCTGAGCAGCCACTCGGCGCCAAGCCTCGAACGCTTCCGTGAGCGGGTCGTCCGAATCAAGCGGCAGATCCGGGTAGAGCGTCCGTAGGTTATCAAGCTCGCTTTGCTCGGCGGCGCTGCGCCCTCCGCCAAAGTCCTGCATTTCTATGTCACGAATCCGGCGCCGGGCGCACCCCTGAGGACTTTCGTCGAACGCCGCAACCCGCGCCCTCAACTGCGCTTCTTCAGCATCTTCGGCATCGGACAGGGCACCACCTCCACATGATGGAGGCGATATGCGCTTGCAGTATAGCTGATGGAGTCGATTGCTATCCTTTTGGGCCTGCTTTAGCCCATAGCCCGTCGGGCGCCCGATCGCTCCTGCCCTGTCATAGATGCGTGCGCGAAGTCCGGATTCCTCCTCCACCTCAGCCGCACTGAGCGGGTCGCCGCACTTTTTGCGCACAAGTTCGCCTAGGCGATGATAGTCGTCTCGCAATGCCTTCGCCTCTGCATTGTCGATGGTAAAGGCGCCGGTGCCATCGATCAGCTTCGCCGTTGCCGCCGGATCGCCCGGACGAGCACTTCCCAGCCTCGCGTGAACGAAGGGGAGCGTTGCCTGGGCAACCTTGATGCGCCGCTCGGAAGATACGTTGGGATCTCTCATGATGCCCAACAAGAACTCGAGCGGCGAAATTTCCGGTTTCGCGGCAGCAGCGGCGAGTGCTGCATTTCTGAGTGCCGTTTTCTTGTTTGGCGTACCGCGCTGGCGGCCGCCGCGCCTTTCACCAGGTTTCGATCCTCTTGGCATTGCTCTCTTCCCTTTGTAGTTTTCCCAATTACGAAGAGATCCGGACGATGCCGTTGATCGGTGCGCGCCGCAGATCGTGAGGAACATCTCCCTGTCGTAAAAGATCGACCGCCCATACCTCGTCATAGGGGGCCTTTTGTTACCGATCGTGCATGATTTGATATTTGAAACTCCTACGAACTGCTGTGCATCTACTCACGATTAGCTTGCTCGCGCGCAAGGGCTGCATCCGCCAGAGGGGGCGCGAAAGGGCAGTCGGCGATCTGCTCGATAGTGTAGAATCTCTTCATGGCGCAGCGTCGTGCGCTGCGAGCTCGGTGACTTGCAAACCGCCTATTTGCGTGCGCGCGGCTTGTCACCACTCGGCGCAGCCGAAGGCGCGGGTA